TTCCAGCACCTTGTAATACTACATCAAATCTCGCACCTATATCAGTAAGAGTATTAGCAATCTTTCTTAATCTGTCGTTGCCTTCAAACAGAACTTTTGTTTCCTGTTTCACCCACGATTTATCAGTTTCATTACCAATATTATTAGCAGTTAAAAAAGCAACGATGAAATCTTGGCAGTTATTATCCTTTGCGGAGTAAGTAAAATAATTACCACCCATACGCTCTTTGGTCTTGTTTAACGCTTCGTTTAAAGTTAATCCTTGTGGAATATCGCTACTTGTAATATTTTTAGTTTCAGTTTCTTTTGGTAATTTACAGGTATTTTCAGCGTTAATAACCTCATTCTTTTCAAAAGTAATCCTAACTCTACTATCTAATTCAATACACATAAACAAGTGAAAAAGTTTATCATAAGGGGTATTTTCTAATTTTTGTGAAAAGGTATTACCACTTGCTACTTGTAAAGCAGTCATAAGAGGTGCTCCCAAAGGTGTTCTTCCAAGCATAATTCCAGTAATATTCTTATCACCATACTTGCTAATAATATTGCGAACTTTTGGTGGATAATCATTACGACCATAAATAACAGCAGAAGCAGTATCCTTTACAGCAGTAGCAGTATCTTTAACTTTTTTACCAATAGCGTCAGCAGTAGAAGCAACTGCTTGAACTGCCCCTTTAACTTTTTTGTTGAAACTACTAAATAACCCTTCTCCTCGTAAAGTTAATTCCTCATAAATAGATTTATTTGGTTCAATTTCATTATTGTAATTACCTAAATTGTGTTGTTCTCGTAGTAATTTTTTAAGTTGCTTAATAGTTTTATCTGCGTGAGGAGTAGAAGGTGGTTTATTTATTAGCAAATCAATATCATCAGGAGATAATCTATATTGTAGGTTTTCTAATCCAGTTCTATTTTTGAGTTGCCTAATTTCTTTTATACCTTTACCTTGTGCCTTTGCTTCCTTACGCCTTTTCGCACCAGCAATAGTATTAGCAATCTTCGCTTTTCTTGCTTCTTCTGCCGTAGCGTATTTCTTTGGACGACCACGCTTCTTAATTTCCTTAATCTCCATAGTAATATTTTCTGCCTCTTTCTTTGATGGACGACCTCGTTTTTTCTTAACAGGTTCAGGAACAACAAAATTACCTGCTAAATCTTGAACTGGAACAAATTGGTTAATATCTTCCGCCATCATACCTGTTGTTTCTAACAATTGTTTTTGAACCTGTGATTTATTTAGTTTTGCTTTCATAGCAGTTTTTCGCTCTTTAAAATCTGTTGCCTTTTTAGAGGGTTTCGCATCAATATCTTCCATACCCATAAGTTCTTTTTCCTTGTTTTTACCAAGAGGTTTTTTATTACCAAACTTTTTTCTATACCCAGCAGAACAAGCAGGGTCGCTTAAAGCACAACCATAAGTAGTATTATTTGCCTTCGCAAAGGATTTAACATAATCAGTCCAGTTCGTCATATTGTATATATATTACAATATATATAATAATTTCCACTACCATAACAATTGGTCGGCATAATAAGCAGGAGTTCCTAATTTGTGTCTATTTCGCTCGTGCCTAATTTTATACAACCGCCTTCTTGTATCAGCGTATTCCTGTCCTTTTTCTTTAATATAACTTCTGTAATCATTATATCTTGTATCACCAATACTCATAATATACTGGTTGTTGTAATCATAAATATCAATCTTTTTGAACTTCTTTTTACTTGGTTCAATTTTTATACCTAACTTTTTTGCCTGTTTGTAAGCGTATGGGTCAATTTTATATTCACCAAAAGCAAGAGGAACGCCCTTACCTTGAAAAGCAGGTAGGTTTTTATCACCTTTGTATTTCTGTTTCAAAAGTATTTGTTGTAATAGATTTTCAGGGTCAATCTCGTCAGGTGTTAAAGGCGTATTTTTATTTACTCGCTTTGTAGGTCTATAAACAGGATAATCTAAACCTCCAATATCCTTCCAGTTTTCTTTGAACCAACTTGTTAAACCTGTATTTTCCTTTTTACCACTATAAGTTCCACCCATCTCTTTATATCGCTTGACTAATTGACCGCTACGATAAGCAGAGTGCTTTGGATATTCTTGATACACAATTCGCTTTGCCTTTTCATACAATTCAGGATTATCTATTATACTCGGCATACCTATATATTATTGAGATTATTTAATTCTACACCACTTTCGTTATTGACTATTCTTGATGATACGGATACTTGTAGTGATGATGGTAAGGGACATAATTTATCCTCAACTTTTTTAGACAAAGCATTACTGCTTTCAACCAATTTACAATATATATTATAACACTTATCTAAATATTCTTTTGCTGGTATTGGTCTGTGTTCTTTTACTAAACTTAAAGTTTTAAAAATATCAACAGATAAAAGGTAGTAATCTCGTTGTGAAATTAATTCACTTTCCATACTTTTTTGTATAGTTAAATACAATTCAATTGACCCAATAATAGAGCAAACCAAAGCAAGTAAGCAAGTAATAATACTAATTGCTCCCTGTTGTAAATAAGGTTGTAGTCCCACGCTCACTATTGAGTTTATCCCTGAAAGCACGATTACAGGTAAGCGGTAGTATTTTAGATTTTCTTTTAAGTAAAAATATCGTTTCTTGTGTTCCTTTGATAATATTACACTATTTACTCGTATATTTTCCAATACGCATTCAATATCAGTAGTCCAATCGTTTTCCATTATATTATAGTAAGAAATTACCCACAACGGAAATAAGTAGTTCCACCTGTCGCAACAGCAAACTTCGCAAAAGACCCACCACCACTATTGGAAGCAACAGGAATAGTAAATATAGTAGTTCCTGATGGTGCTTGAACCGCAATAGTAAAAGAAGTTGATTTATTACAAATACCATAGAAAGTTCCTGTTGTTTGTCCTGATGCTACTGGTAATACAAAGGTTCTATTTGCGGTTGGTGTATTAATAGTGGTTTGAAAACTATAAGCACTCGTCATAGTCAAAGTTCCTGTTGTTGTTGCTTCAACATTAGATTTTTCCAATACACCTGTATTACTATTAAAAGTAAGATTTTTATAAAAGGTAATTAGTCCAGTCCCAAAATTAACAATATTTACTGCCGTATCAAGAGCAGAACCTGCGAATATCTCTATTGATTGAACGGATGATGATTGTATTGTTCTTGCTCTAACTCCAATATAATTGTCGGTTGGTGATGTATAAGCACTATATAATAAACTATATAATGTTGCTACTGGGGCATCACCTTCATTATAACTTCTTACGCCTGATGTAAATTCAGTTTCAGCATCAATAAACTTATTATTTAAATCAAAATAGGTTTCCTGAACTAAACAATCACTATATCTTAAACCATCATCTTGGTATGCTATTAATTCTACTGACGATTTTCCTGTTGTGTTATTACCTGAACGAAGTTGAACTTGACTATATTTACTATTTAGTGCCGTATTTTCACAATATAAGGATAAAGATTGATTAGTTGTTGATGTTGCGGTTAATCGTTGTATAACACCTGAACCAAAGTTCATATTACCTGTTGCGGATGTTCCATTACCAATAGTTAAAGCATTATTAGTTGTGTCTGTTAAAGAAAGAGTTGAAGCACTCGTAATACCGAGTGTAGAAGTTCCTGCTACAATAAGATTTGGTATGCTTTCTGTTCCCTGACCGACAGGAAACTTTAAATATCTTGCGTCTGCTTCATCTTGGGTTAATAATTCTCCTCGTGCGTTTTCCCAAAAAGCAGGTATAAATACACTTGTTGGTGGAAATCTTGGTGCGACTGAACTACTCATATTATTATATAGTTAGATTATATAATAATTTAGAATGAATAATTCAATAGAAACCGATACTTATGTTTTAATAAACAAAACCTCTTTGTCTAAACCCTTATGTAATGAGATTATAGAGCGATTTGAGCGACAGGAGAACAAGCGTGATGGTAGTATTGCGTCAGGTATTTTTAAAGATATAAAGAATACAACTGATTTTCACTTGTGCGAAGATAGTGAGAATTGGAAGGATATTGATAAGGTTTTGTCTAACGAATTAAACAAGGCGTTGGAGGAATACATAGTGCGTCTTAAAGGTAGTTTTGGGTATAATAGTATGAGTGATAAAGGGTTTCAAATACAGCGTTATGAAAAAGGTGTTGGTAAATATAATATTCACAACGATTTTATACACAACAAAGAGGAAGCAAGAATAATTACTTATTTGTGGTATTTAAATACAATTGAAGAAGGAGGAGAAACTAATTTTTTAGATAGGGGTATTGTTAAAGCAGAACAGGGTAAATTAATTTTGTTTCCTGCTTGTTGGACTTATCCTCACGGAGGAGTTATGCCTGTTAGTGATAATAAATATATAATAACAGGTTGGGTTGTTGTGCCTAACTCGCTCTAATACAAAAAGCAATAACAGAAAAGGGTGGTAAATAATCTGTTCCTGAACCTGCGTTTCCAGTAGAGTTTCCACCATCAGGCGTTCCAGTAGTGCCGTTTCCAGTTCCAGTGGAAACATTCTGTAATACAGTAATACCAACTGCTCCCTCAGGGGCGGTCTTTTGACTACCATTATTAGCGTTTTGATAAGAGTATCCGTGAGTGTGTGAAAAATCGTGAGCGTGTGATGCTAATTGTGCTGTTGTAATACTACGATTACCACTTGAAACAACAGGACTTCCTTGATAAGTAGTAGATAAAGTTTCAACTGCGTCAGTTCCAACAGCGGATTTACCTAAAAAATTAGGAACATTAAAAGTTCCACCACTACCTCCATAAGTATAACCAATAATAGAAAATAGCGTAGCGTATTGTGAAGTGTCGTATGCTCCTCCATCACACCATAACCAATTAGCAGAAGGTAAAGAGGTTCTTGCGACCATAATAACTTGACCTATAATACGCTGGTTTGATGTATTTGTAGCAGACGATAGTGTGTCTGTTAAGTTCCAATCAGCAGGATTAAAAACAGGTGATAAAGGGTTAGGTGCTGGATTTTCAGGGGATTGTTCTGCCATCTTGAATATAATATAGTAGTATATTATTTTCTACCAGTATAATATATTATGCCTCCAAAACAGCAAAAGAAAGCAGAGTTAGTAGATTGGTATAAAAAAATACCTGAAAGGTTCTTGCTAAAATCTCACAATCCTCATTACGAAACTCACCATATTAAATTACCATTCCGTATGATTATTATGGGTTCAAGTGGTTCAGGTAAAACACAGACACTTATGTCGCTAATTTACAATATGCCTGATACTTTTGAAAATATCTACATCGTCACGAAAAATAAAGATGAACCTTTGTATAACTATATTGATGAGAAACTTGGTAAGAAAGGGTTGAAGATGATGGAGATTGATAAAGATGGATTACCTGATTTAGATAAACTCAACAAAGAACAACAAACTTTAATAGTTATGGACGATTTAGTAGGTGAAAAAAACCAAAAACCGATGGAGCAATTCTTTTTAAGAGCAAGAAAGAAGAACGCAAGTTTGGTATATATTACTCAATCCTATTATGCTGTGCCGAAGATGATTAGAAACAATATGACCTACCTGATAATAAAACAGATTAGTAGTATGAAAAACCTTACGATGATTGCTCGTGAGTTTGACTTGGGAATGAGTAAAGAGTTCCTTACCACTATGTATAAGGACGCAACTGCCGAAAAAAAGAACTTTCTTATGATAGATTTGGAAGCAGACCAGCGTGATAGATTTAGGAAAGGTTTTAACGATATTTATGAAATTGAAGATGAAGAAGAGGAAGATTAATAGGTTATTTATGACTTTTTCACAACAATTTTTTTATTTTATTTTCTCACGATAAAATATAAAACAGAATGAGCGGAACAGGAAGTTTGATGATACGAAATCTACAAAAACCAAGCGACTATTCAAAGGCAGTTATGACCCAAGATGAGTTGCTCCGTATTGCTATTGCGAACGATGCGAATGTAGCACAGGCAAGGCAAGGTTTCCAGCGTGGTGAGGTTCAAGCACTAACCCCACAGCAACTTAAATCTCCTGCTGAATTACAAGCAGACCAAGCACTACAAGAAAGGACTGCTCTTGAT